CTATTTCTTTTGCTGTGCCCGTACCACCTTTTGGAATATCAGTTGATATTGTACAATTATTTTCTGATCCTGAATATAAAGGTACTATTAAACAACAATTTGTAGACGAAGTAGAAACATTCTACCCTATGTTACCCGATATTTATAAATCATTTGATGGTACTTATGGATTAGAATCTGCAGATATGAAGGCAGAGGCAGTCTGGGAATATGTGATGACACAATTAAATAAAGGTGCATTAGGACTTATCCATGGAGCCTTTGGTGGTTTAATAGATAAGTTTGATGAAATATGGGATGCACTTGGACTACCGAGTCTACCTGGTTTATTAACACTAGACGTAGAACAGATAATAACCGATGCAATTAAATCATTAGAAGATCAAATTAAATCTGCACCTGATGATTTAAAAGATGAAATAAGAAAACAGGCCATAGCAAAATTAGAATCCATTTCTATTGCAGGATTTTCTCTTATGGATTTATTAGGTGGCGAACCTAATGACTTTGTAGAGAGTATGGAAAGAAAGATGGATAGATTTAAACGAAGACTGAAAAACTTTGGAGAAGAATGGCCTAAATATCTTATACAAGAATGGATGCAATTAGTTCAGAAATTCTTTAAGGCTATAGGACTTGGTGCATTAATAGAATGGATTACATTTACTTTCTGTGATTTCTTAAAATTAATCGGTCTACCAACAAGTATTACATTAAGTACAGAACAAATTATTGAGTCAGTTATTGGTGCTACTGCAGTATCGTTACCATCTCTGAGTGCAGTTGAAACAGATATGAGTGGTATATATGAGTTTACGACACAAGAAAATAAAACAGAATATAGTCCAGCGAGAGATTTACCCATTACAGAAAACTCAGGGCCGTGGAGTGTAATATTAGACAATGTAAAATTAACAGAGACTACTGATTATATATGGGATGGTGCAGAATTATCTCTAGTTAATCAACCTTTACCCAATAAGAAATTACTAATCATAGAATAAAAAGGTATAAATACTAATATGGCAACTACAGGCTCACCCAAAATTATATCCGATAGAAGTGTTATCGGCGATGTATCTAAGGCAAAAGTTACTGCTCGTACTAAAGGATGGCGAGATTTAGACTTGTCTTTAACTCTACATCCCATCAGAAAAGATATTATGCCACTAAAAGATGATAATGCTATAAAAAATGCAGTAAAAAATCTTTTAATTACAAACTTTTATGAAAGACCTTTTAATAAAGATATTGGTGCAAATTTAAGAGGGTTACTCTTTGAACCTGCTGATAGTATTACTGTCATATCATTAAGAGATAATATCAGAAGAGTAATAAAGAAATATGAGCAAAGAGTAATAACAAAAGGTGTTCGTGTTAAGTATATTGAAGCATCTAACGAATATAACATTACGGTAATTTTTAAAATAAAAGAATATGATACCAATGAATCGGTTGAAATCATATTAAGAAGGTTAAGGTAAACTATGGCGACTAACTTAAATGTCACAGAATTAGATTTTGATCAGATAAAACAGAATCTAAAAAATTATTTAAAAACACAATCAGAGTTTAATGATTATAACTTTGAAGGTTCAGGTTTAAGTACTCTACTTGATGTTTTAGCATATAATACACATTATAATGCCATTGCTGCTCATTTCTCATTAAATGAAGCATTCTTGGACTCAGCACAAATTCGTGGTAACGTAGTCACAAGAGCAAAACTTCTAGGTTATGTACCTCGCTCGATCTTGGCTCCAAGAGCAAAAGTAGATATTACTATTGATGTAACTACTGAAATTGGAACAATACCAGATAATTTAACAATGCAAAGAGGTACTAAATTATCAACTAGTGTTGCACAAGAAAAATACCAATACGTAACATTACAGACACAGACTGCGACATTAGAAATTGATACTACAGTAACACCTAATACAAAGAAATATAAATTTACAAATGTTGATATTGCACAAGGGTATTATAAGTCAATTAAATATAGAGTTGATAATGATATTGAAAATCAAAAATTCCAAGTATCCGATGATGACGCAGATACCAGTACATTAAGAGTACGTATCCAAGAAAACGAAGAGTCAACTGCATTTGATATTTACACAAGATTTGAAACTTTACTAGGAGTTGATTCTACTTCTAAGGTTTATTACTTACAAGAAAATTCTGGTAATTATTATGAAATTTATTTTGGTGATGGTGTTACTGGTAGAAAACCTACAAATAATAATATTGTAACACTTGATTATGTTTATACTGCAGGTGCTGATTCAAATGGCGCTAATGTATTTACTATGTCTGATAGTATTGGTGGTTTTGGTAATTCTTTAGTTACTACACTTCAAGCATCAGCTGGGGGTGCAGAACAAGAAACTTCTGAATCAATACGATTTAATGCACCTCTGACATTTACATCACAGAATAGAGCGGTTACGTCAGATGACTATAGAGCAATTATTCAAAGAGAATTTACAAATATTTCATCTATCTCTTGTTGGGGTGGTGAAGATAACGATCCACCTGATTATGGTAAAGTTTATATCTCTATTAAACCTATTCTTGCAGAAACACTTACTCAAGCAGAAAAGGATGATATTAGAGGTACTATTCTTAAAGGTAAGAACGTAGTTTCTATTACACCTGAAATTGTGGATCCAAATTATACTTACTTGGAACTGGATGTATTCTTTAAATATAATCCAAACCTTACAGATAGAACTGCGGTAGAATTAACTTCGGTTGTAAGAGATACTATTTCTGATTATAACTTTAATAACCTTAATAAGTTTGATGGTGTATTTAGACATTCACAATTGACGTCACTTATTGATAATGCTGACCCTGCAATTCAGAACTCTACAATACGACCATATATGTTTATGAATATTACCCCTTCAACTACTGAAGGTAAAAATAACTTTATTTTAAATTTCACATCAGCATTTTATAAGAGTGGTTCAAGTACAGACTTTATTCTTACTTCGTCACCATTTAAATTAGCTTATTCTTCTACTATTGAACACTATTTCGGTGATATTCCTCTTCAAGGTACTATTAACCGACAAGTTATTATTTACAAAATTGTAGAAGGCCAAAATATTACAGTTATAAATGATGCGGGTCTGATTGATCCAGATAAAGGAACAGTTACACTTAATAACTTTACTACTGGTTCTACTACACCAATTAGAATTACAACTACTCCAAATTCACTTGACTTGGCTCCTAAGAGAGACCAGTTAATTGCAATCGACCCTTTACAGGTTAAAATAACACCTAGTGTTGATACTATCTCTGTTTCAGGTTCTACAGGTACAATTAATTATACGACACCATCGAGATTAAGATAATGGCCCATAATATTAAAGAAAGACAGCATTATTCAAATGATATCTCTTCGCCGGGATATATTGAATCAACTGCGTCTACAACACGAAAGAGTAAGGAGAAACTTCGTGTTGATCAGCTAATACCATCAGAAATATTAGAAAATTCAGACGGCATTAAGCAACTTTTAGAAGCATATTATACCTTTATGAATCTGGATGAATTTATTTATGCAGAAAATGAAACATTCGAGGATGTGATTCTTGATAATAAAGCAGTATTTAGAATATCAGATCCAAGAAATGAGAATGATGAATTCTTTACTGATGAACAAGGAGCAGATTCTACTCTTACTGTTACTCTCTTAACTGGAGAAGTAGTAGCAATACCATTAAATAGTATTAACGTAAGTATTTCAAACGGTAACGAATTGCCAGGTACTTTGGCTAATCTTACATCAGAAGTTGGTAAAACATTTCAGGTTCAAAGTTTAACTACTGTTACAGATTCTCTTGGTAATGCACAACCTATAAATGGTTTAACTGCAAAATTAGTAACACCTGTTAAACACTGGGTTGGCCCAGGACCTTCTCACGTTTTAAATAATATTGAACGTGCTATGGATATTGATAATAACTCACAAACATTCTTGGAGTTAATGCAGAAAGAAATTGCATCAGTAATACCAAGAGACATTACAGTTAATAAAAGAAACCTTTATAAAAACATTGTTGATTATTATAAAGTAAGGGGTACAGCAGATTCTATTGAAATCTTTTTTAGACTCTTATTTAATGATGAAGTGGAAGTACAGTATCCATGGGATAAAACTTTAATACCTTCATCTGGTAATTGGGACGTAAATCCTGCACTACCAAAAGGTGGTCAGTATCTTGATAATAAAGGTCAATTATCTAATGTTATTAAAATACAAGATTCATTAAGATACCAAAAATTCTCTTATCTTATCAGAACAGGTCAAAACGTATCTACTTGGGAAAATGTATTTAATAGACTAGTACACCCTGCTGGATTTAAATTCTTTGGTGAAATTCTTATTATTATGGAATTAACTAAAGCAATTTTAGGTGAAGACACACAGGAAGGTGATACTCTTTATAGAAAAGTATTATCTGCTATGCCTGAAAGACAACCAGGTGCTATTGGTATTGAAGATTTACCAATTCTTGTGGAAATGTTTGCTTCGATATTCTTACCTTCTATTGATGCTAAGATGCACCGATCGGCAGCAATTAATGTCCCAGGTTCATTAATAAACAATGGTGTTATTACTACTGTCAATACTCTTATAAACGGTAGTGGTTATATAGATGCACCGGTTATATCATCGTCAGATACTGGTGTGCCACCTGGGTTTACTACTGGTACCTTTACACCTGTTATGAATAATGGTAGTGTTCAAAGTTTAACCATAAATAACGGCGGAAAAAATTATAATATACCTCAAGTTACTGCAGCTGCTCCACCACCTATTATCTTTGATGGTAGTGATGATGAAGTAGTAGGGACAGGAATTGTAAATTTAGTTGACAATACAATTAAATTAACTCCTGACCAGGCCGGTGCATTACCTGTAAGTAGTCAAGTAACATATAGTTCAGGTAGTGGTACTTCAATCGGTGGTTTAGTAAGTGGCCAAACATATTTTATTATGTCAAATGTGAATAATGAGGTTACATTACAATCATCATTAGGTGGTTCTCAAGTAGATATTACAAGTGTTGGTTCTGGAACAAATCACAGTTTTACTGGACAGACCGCAACATTTAGTGCAGTTAAAACCGATGGTATTATTTCTGGAATTGAAATAAGTGAACCTGGTTTTGGTTATTCTTCACCCCCTTCCATTACATTTAATGGTATAGCAATTTCCGGCCAATCTATAGTTCAACCAACTATTGTTATAGGTGTTGATGGTAATGGTAGATTAGACCAAGATAATATTACAATTACTAATGGTGGTAGTGGTTTTCAACAAGCGTTTGGTGTTGTAGGTGCAAATCCAAGTCAAGGGTCTCTTGCATATATTGAAATTGCTGGTCTTGCGGATAAAAATTACAAAACTGCTCCAACTATTATTATTTCAGAACCTACTGCTAAAGACGCAGATGGTGTTCTACTATCTAGTAATGTACAGGCAACTGCACAATTTACATTGGATAGTAATGGAGAAATTAGTGGGTATACAATTACAGAACCTGGTTCTGGTTATACATCAGACCCAACTTTAAGAATCGACTCTAATGCGAGTAATGAGATTAGAGCTAAGGATATTAAACCTATCCTTATTTTATTATTAAACCATTTATCTGATAGGTCTAGGACTCAACCAGATAATAATTATTTTAACACTAAAGGTGATACTTACTTAAATTCTAGTAAAAAGTTTGACTTCAATGAAAGAATAGAAGAATTTGGAGATATACAAATCCAAAGTACCGCCACAACTAATATAAATAAATATAATGTGAATTCGTTTATTCACACACATTAATAGGAAACATAAAAATGACTGCTATAGTAACATCAAGTTTTAGGGTAGTAAATGCCGAAAATTTTAAACAAGATGTGGCTGATGCTAATACCAGTGTATATGTAGGGATCGGAAAATCCGATGTTTGGTCTAACGCTATTTCAGATACGACAGATACTACACCTACCACACCCGTTGACGCATTAGATACATTGGGTGAGGCGTACCAAAATATGATTGGTATGAAATTAATTGGAACCGCGGATATTTCTCATGTCGTCCCAAGATATACATGGGCATCGGATACAAGTTATCATGCATGGGATTCAGATGATGGCTCGATCTTTGATAAAAAGTTTTATATTGTAACATCTGAATTTAAGGTTTACAAGTGTATTAAAGCGGGTGGTTCTGTATCTACTATTCAACCAACTCAAACTCTTACTGATCCTACTGCAGAATCAGACGGTTATATTTGGAAGTATATGTACACAATTTCTGTAGCAGATGCTGAGAAATTTCTTACTACTTCATATATGCCCGTTAAAACTATTAATGTAGAACAGTTTAATAATAATGATTCAGCTGCAGAAGCTGCTCTTTCAGAAGCAGATTATGCGCAATATCTTAACCAAAAGGCATCAAGAGATTCTATAACTGCAGCCGGTATAGAAAGAATTGACGTCACAACAGGTGGTACTTATTCATCAACTCCTACTGTTACTATCTCTGGAGATGGTACTGGTGCAACTGCTACTGCAGTTATGAGTGGGTCTGGTTCTAACCAAACAGTCGCAAGTATTACTATTAATAATAAAGGCACAAATTATACTGTTGCTGATATTACATTTGGCTCTGGTGATGCAGGTGCTAGAGCAGTTATCGCACCAGAAAGAGGTCACGGTACTAACCCTATTAATGAACTAGGTGCATTCTTCATCGGTCTTAATAGTCAATTAACTGGTACAGAAAACGGAGACC